AACAACAATCTGAAAGTATGATTCAAAGACTTAAAAATAATCCACAAAACCAGTATAGTAGGGTAAAAAAAGGAAAAGTTACAATTGAGGATAAGACGTTTTTTGCTAGGTCACGATGGGAGGCAAATGTTGCGGCATATCTTCAATATTTAAAGGAATCTGAATTAATTACAGATTGGGAACACGAAGCCGAAGAATATAGATTTGAAGAAATTAAAAGAGGTGTAATGAGCTATTTACCTGACTTTAAAGTAACAAGATTAAACGGCTCATTTTATTTAATTGAGGTAAAAGGGTATATGGACGACAAGTCTAAAACAAAACTTAATAGAATGAAAAAGTATTTCCCTGATATTTTCATTGATTTAATAGAGGCAAAAAGATATAAACAGCTTCAAGAAAATTCAAGTTTATTTAAATGGTGGGGTTTACTAGATTAAACAAAAATTACCTTTATAACTTGGATTTAAATCGCAATCTTATATTTGCGTAAAGATTAAACAAATGAGCATTTACGAAGGTTTGTTAATAAAGAAAGCACGCAAGCAAGCTGGTTACAACCAGCTAGAATTATGCAAGAAAATTGGATTGAGTCACGCGCCAATAAACCACGTTGAAAATGGTTTGGAATCAATCAGCCTTTTGAACTTGCGAAAGATTTGTGACGAGATTGGTTTGGAGGTAGTAATTAAAAGAAAAGATGCCTAGAGCTTACCCGATTACAAAGCCTGATTACTCGCTGGAAATTCGTTACCGATTAAGAGACGGTCATTGGTCGCCTTGGTCAAACAAAGGCAAGGGAAAATTTGAGTGCATCGAATTAGTACAACGGCAAATAAGGACATTGGCAGCCGCTTACCAAGGACGCGAGAAAGAGGTTAGATTTGAATGGAATGGTAAGCTTTGCAACTTTGTAGGTGAGCCTACTGGACAAACGATTTTATTAATGTAGTTATTTTGGGTTTATGTTAAACTGAAAAAGCCTTGGCTAAGTGGTCAAGGTTTTTTTTATAACTTTGAAACTGAATAAACAGATTATTTCACATGGGACAAAACGGAGGCGCAAGGCCAGGAGCTGGGAGACCACCAAAGGCCGACGAGATTAAGATAATAGAACAAATGGACGCAATTGCAGTTCCTGAAGAGGCGTGGAAAGCGCTTTGGAATAGATGCAAAGACGGAGACATTCAGGCAATTAAGACTTGGCTAAATTATCGCTTCGGAATGCCTAAGCAGACGGTTGACGTTACAACGCAAGGAGAAAAGGTCACACCACCAATTGAGTGGCTTAAATCCAAATAATGGAATCAATAAAGCTATTAGACAAATACCAGCCTTTATTTTATGAAGAGCCACAAAATAGGTATTTCCTAATTACTGGCGGACGCGGTTCGGGTAAGTCTTGGACGCTTTCGCTATTTCTGTTAAACCTTACTTACGAGGAAGGACACGTTATCCTATTTACACGTTGGACTTTAACCTCTGCTTTTATTTCGATTATTCCCGAATTCATCGATAAAATTGATTTGATGAATAAGGCGGAGGATTTCGAGATTACCCAAAGCGAGATTATAAACAAGGCAACAGGCTCAAAGATTTTGTTTCGTGGAATCAAGACCAGCCAAGGCACGGCAACGGCTAATCTAAAGTCAATTGCTGGCGTTACAACGTTTATTCTTGACGAATCCGAGGAGTTAATGGACGAAGACGTTTTCGACCGCATAGACCTTTCTATTCGTGCCGTAAACAAGCCAAACCGCGTTATTTTAGTAATGAATCCGAGTTACAAATCACATTGGATTTATAACCGATTTGTAAAGTATCCGCGCAACGACACAAATTACATTCATACGACCTATCTAGACAACCAAAACAATTTGTCGCCGTCTTTCGTGGCCCAGGCTGAAAGGACAAGAACGGAAAACCTACATCGTTATAATCATTTATTCCTTGGCCATTGGCTAGAAGACGCTGAAGGAATGTTGTGGAATAGGCAAATAATTGAACGTCTTAGAATGGCAACTCCGCCACAATTAGAACGCATTGTTGTTTCAGTTGACCCAGCGGCCTCGGCTAACTTAGACTCGGACGAAACTGGTATTGTTGTTTGCGCTAAAGATGCAAAAGGCAACGGTTATGTTTTAGAAGACCTTAGCGGTAAATATTCACCAAGCCAATGGGCAGCGGTTGCAGTTAAAGCTTTTGAACGATGGAACGCCGATTGCATAGTTGCCGAGAAAAATATGGGCGGCGATATGGTCGAAAGCGTTTTAAGGTCGCAAAACACAAACGCAAGAATAAAGCTAGTAAATGCAACTAAGGGGAAATACGTTAGAGCTGAGCCTATTTATTCCCTTTATGAGCAAAATAAAATTTATCACATCGGCCAATTTCCAATCTTAGAAAATCAAATGATTACTTTTGACCCTGACAAAGGCAAATCACCTGACCGAGTCGACGCGCTTGTTTGGGGATTTACTGAATTACTTTTAGGCTCAAAATTCACTTTCTCAATATGACAAAAGAAACAATCGCCTCGCTTATTTTAATGGTTATCACTTACCTTTTAATCGTCTTTGTAACGCTAGATTTTAATCCGTTAACGTGGCATTGGTTGGCTCGCGCTGCAATGGTCGTAATTTGGTTTTACGGACTTGCATTTTTAGAAAAAAATAAATAGGTATATTTGTTAAAACGAATATGCTATGCTATTAAAGGCTCTTCAGAATTACATCACCCCACAAGTCACGCCGACAAAGACTTATCCCGATGTAAATCTATTAAATCAAATCTTATACGGCCAATTCACCGCCTCCACGCTTGTTGTTTGGTATGACGCTAATCAGCAAACTTTTATCGACAAAGGTTACAAAGGCAACGCGCTGGTTTACTCAATCATTCGAAAGATAGCCGAGAAAGGCAAGCAATGCCCGACCTACGTTTACAAAGAAACAGAAGCGGCTAAGAAATACAGAGGCGGAAAATACAACTCAAAAGAGCTTAACAGATTGCAAAGCATAGCATTGAGAAAAAAAGAGCTGCAAGACGTTAACTATTCCGACCCAGTAAACCAGCTAATCAAAAACCCTAATCCAATGCAAACTTGGAGCGAGTTTCTTGATTCTATGCTAACGTGGTACAATACTAGCGGCGAAATATTCGTTTACGGATTTTCCCCAGCTGACGGCCTAAACAAGGGCAAAATAAAGGAAATGTATGTAATGCCGTCCAACTATGTCGAAATCGTAGCTGGCAGCTTATTTGAGCCAGTACGCGGCTATAAATTGATTATTGGCGACCAAAATATTGAGATTCCAGCCGACCAAGTTTTGCATATCAAAAACACGAACCTTACTTGGGATTTGAACGGCGCACAATTGCGAGGAATGCCACCGCTTTTGGCTGGTTTAAAGACATTACAAGCAAACAACGAAGCAACCGAGGCTAAGCAAAAGACTTTCCAAAACGGAGGCGCTAAAGGCATTATTTCGCCTAATATTACAAACCCTGAGTTTTGGCCGTCACCTGACCAACGCGCTAAGATGGACGAAAGGATTGACGAAAGAATTAACGGCAATAAAAACATTAACAAAATCGTTGCCTCTTCTATTCCTTTGCGTTACGATGCAATAGGATTGTCCCCAGTTGCGATGGATATTATTAACTCTCAAAATATGGACTTGCAAACGCTTTGCGGTCTTTGGGGAGTAAATCCAGTTTTGTTTAGCTCAAACGCTACTTACGCGAACTTGGAACACGCGCAGAAGTCATTGGTTACCGATGTAATTATGCCACAACTCCAAATGATTGAGGAAAAGTTTACCCAATTTATTGGTAAGTCGTATGGAATGGATTACGTTGTTGATTTCGATATTTCCAGCTTTAGCGAGTTGCAACCCGATGTCCAAGTTATTTTGGACACATACGGCAAATCGCCTTACTTTACTGGAAACGAGGTTAGGAGCCTACTTAACTGGCACGCAAGCGAAGACCCAGCAATGGACGTGCATTGGATTCCTAGCAACGTGATTCCTAGCGAAGAGGCTTTAGGGACTTCTGCAACGGACTTTGTGGATTTCCAAGCATAAGAAATGAGAAAAATAAATTATTCCAAGGTTAGAAGGTCGGCGCAAGAAGACCTAAAGAAATACGAGCGCTTTGGAATAAAGGTATTTAGAGAGGCTTTAAAGCTACAAGCTAGGCCTAATCCGTCGCCTTTGCCAATGCAAGAGGCTTATATTAAGTTTTATCAAAAAGTCTTTGTTGATTCCGCCAAGAAAGAATTTGACCGAATAAGACAAGACAACCAAGAAAAGGCATACGTTCCCGATGATTTCTTTTTAAATACTTGGCGCGAGTGGATTAAGGATTGGGTTTTGCAAAACCTTGGCACGCTAATAAGCGGAGTAAACGATACCACATTAAAACAAATTCAAGAAATTCTAGCGGATGGAATCGAGCAAGGCTTAAACCCATTCCAACTTGAGCGTCTTTTATTAAAACAAATTCCAAACGTTGCGCGAGCTAGGGCAATCGCTAGAACGGAATCGACACGAGCTTACAATGAGGGCAAAAAGAAATCCGCTGACGACTGGGCCAAGCAAACTGGCACAAGCCTTTGGAAAATTTGGATTCACGGCGGTTCACGAGAGCCAAGGTTTCAACACATATTAGCACAAGACAAGCCAATAAGAGCCGACCAACCTTTTGTCTTTACGACTAAAGGCGTTGAGGTTTTTATGGACAAACCAGGCGACATAAAAGGCGGAGCAGCTCAGACTGTTAATTGCAGTTGTGTTGTGGTCTATATTTCGGAGTCTTATG